ATAGAGCAGAGGTACAAACAATGTTAGATTTCTTACATGATAGGGTAAGACAATGTTTAGAGATACTTAAAGACGATAAATATAAGACTTTTACAGTAGGAGCTTAAATGGTAATACCACCAATGTATAGAGGAGCAGGAGGGGGAGGGGCGTTAGCCTCTTTCGACGCTTTAGACGTAATCAGAGGCATAGGTTACTTAAGGTATTATCTAGCTCGTATAACAGTAGATACTAACTTTACAGATTACTTACTTGTAGAAGATACTATAGATGGGACTTCTTGGAAATCTACTAATCAACAATGTGGTGTTACACTAACTAAGGAGTTTGATTTAGACTTTGATATAGAGGTAGAGAAATCCTTTGATTTAGAGGGAGTAGCTATAGTTAATATCAGTTATGGAGTCAATAGCTCTGCTAATCAAACAGACTTTTATCTTATCTGTAAGCTTGTTCATGTAGATAGTGGAGCAACTGAGACAGTATTAGATACTGTACAGAGTGCTACAGCTACAGCTACGGGAACACGGCAAGACTTAAGAGCAGCTTTGATAATGAACATAACCAGGACTAAGTTTAGACCAGGAGAGAAGATAAGATTAATAGTAGAGGGTTGGGGACAGGCAGCCGTAGCAGCGGGTACAAGAGATTGTTATATGTACTTTGATCCTACAGGACGTAAACCGACAGATGGAGGAGACGGAACGCATACTAACCATAGCTCAGTAGCTACGTTAGACTTGCCGTTCTTAGCTAGACAATAATGGCGGACTTAGATGTAAGTAAGGTAACAACTACAGACTTATCTAGCACTGTAGATGACTTTAGCGTAGCATCTCAGACTACAGATAGGGTAGAAGACTCGAAAGAGACTAGGTATAGTTTTCCTAATGCTACTAAGCATCTAGGGTACTTTAAGGAGATACCTGAACTTAGACAAGCTATTTTAGGGCTTAAGATGTGGACTGTAGGTAAAGGGTACACTTTTGTTAATCCTAGAGATGAGGTAAGAATGAGGCATATAGCAGGGTGGGGACAAGATAACTTTCAGACTATCTTAGAAAATCTTTTTGTTATGGTTAAGGTCTTTGGTGACGCTTTCGCAGAGATTATAAGAAATCAGAATGGTACACTCATTAATCTTAAACCTATAAGTCCTGAGGTTATGACTATTGTAGTAGACTCTTTCGGAATGATTAAGAGATATGAAGAGGTTAAAGGGAATAAGATAACTAAGTACCAACCCGAAGAGATATTCCATTTATGTAATGAGCGTATAGGCTCTGAGATACATGGCTCTAGTGTTATAGAGTCTTGTCAATGGGTTATAGATGCTAGAAATGAGATTATGAACGATTACCGTAAGGTGTTGCATAGAAACGTTATACCCGTTAGGATTATAGAGATAGATGAAGATGACACAACAAAGAGAAATACATTAAAGACAGAGTACGCTACCGCTATAGACAAAGGCGAAGTTCTTATACTCCCTAAAGGTACAGCGGAGGTTAAGGACTCGACTATAACTATACAGGATCCTAGTACATTTATACAGTATTTAGAGAATTTCTTTTATCAAGCAGTAGGAGTACCTAAAATCATCTTAGGGGGATCTGAACAGTTCACAGAGGCGAGTAGTAAAGTAGGGTACTTAACCTTTGAGCAAGTCTATGCAGCAGAACAACGTAAATTAGAACTAGCGATCCTTAATCAGTTAGGTGTTAAATTAAAGTTTAATAGACCTATATCACTTAAAGAGCCTGTGCAGGACTCAGAGCAGAAAGATACCTCACAAGTAGGTTTTCAACCAAACGATACACAAGCAGGGAGGGGAGAAGATGCCATTCCGTTCAGGGAAACAAAAGGCGTTCCTAAAGCGCAATAAACCTAAGGTTTATAAGAAATGGGTTAAGAAGTACGGCTCTAAGGTCAAGAAGAAATAATGGTAACTCAAAGACAATTAAGAGAAGAGGCAAGAAGAAAGCTATTAGTAGATGCGGGTTTATTACGTCCTCCTAGTCCATTCGAGAGAGTAACGACTCCTCAAAGAGTAACTAAAAAACCTAAGATACCTAAGACACCTGGACGTACTTCTTCACGTAGAGAAGTAGAGGAAAGGTTAAGAGAGACAGCTCCATTAACTCCTGAGATATTAAGAGAGGCTACTACAGGAGAGGTTAAGGGAGTTAGATTACCAGGACACCCTACTGCGATATGGGGAGGAGAGAAAGACGTATCAGGATTAATAGAGAACTTTTATACTAAACAACCGCTTACAGGAGAGCCGCAAGAGGCTGAGGTAGTGGGTAGAAGAAGAGCAGAGGCTAGAACAGCACAAGAGTTTATAGCAGAACAACCACCCGGCCCTATGCCTATGAGACCTAGTTTAGTGCCTGAGCCTGGAGTCTTTGAGGGAGTACCGGGGATAGGGCCATCACTTGCGGTTTTATTAGATTTAAAAGCTAAGAGTCTACAGTTTGGAATTAAAAGAAAAGATGTATTAAATGATCTTGAATTGAGAAATGAGGCCTTAGGACTCATAGAGGAAAGAATGATAGAGGATAATCTCACAATATCAGAGGAATTTGGAGCAGCTATAGAGGCCTTACCTTTTAGAAAAGTCCCTCTTGTAGGGGGATATATGCAAGAGGCTATCGGGTTATCTACTACTGAACCTGCAGAGATAGTTTCTATTTCTCTAGCTAGAATAAAAGAACAGAGATCTAGAGCTTTGAGGTTAGGGCGTATGGTTAGGCGTGGTACTCTTTCCCCTAGAACAGCTTACTCTCAAATAATGGACTCATATAATAGAATACAAGAGATAGAGAATAGGATTTATTTAGCGACTCATTACAGTACAGCTCTTAGGGGTAATCCTGATCAAATACATAGAGTAGAAGATGCTATCGAAATGTCTAAAGAGGGGATTATAGACGCTGCGAACTCTGCAGTAATGCAACTTACAGGACAGGAGGAGGTAAGGGAGCCTACAGATACGGAGATTATGCAAGAGTTAGATGAGGGAAAGATGATAGACGATCTTATAAATTATCTAGATGAGGAGTTATAAGGAGGTACAAGAGAATGAAGTCATCAATAGTAATCACCGCTATAATCGCTATAGCAGCCTTAGAGGTTTGTGCTATCTTTAAAGGAATGAATGGGATATTATTAACTACAGTTATAGGTATTATAGCGTTATTAGCAGGAGTAGTTATTCCTACACCTAATTTTCTAAAAGGAGGTAAATAAAGAATGCCAGAAGAAGAAAAGAAAGAAGAAGAACAACCTAAAGAAGAGGCTCCTAAGGAAACTGAGGAGTCTCCTCTTGATAGGGGTGAGAGAATAATGAAGATGTTAGAAGAACAGAATAAGATATTTGAAAGGAATATACACAGACAAGAAGAGATTACAGCCAAGCAGATGTTAGCAGGGCGTAGCGGAGTACATACAGACGAACAGCCTAAAGAAGAATCACCACAGGAATATAAGGATAGGATTATGAAAGGACAGTTAAAAGATGGAGAAGGATAAACTAGACGTTACAGTAGAGCATAAGGACGTTGCTCCCTGGATTGATATAAAGCGTAAGATTGACGAAGATATACTTGTAGGTACTCGGAGTCTCGAAATTAATAAAATGCTCTCAGAATGGCTTAAAACGCGTATAGAGCGTGCTAGAGAAGAGACTAACAGTAAAACGTAAGATTTAAATACTACAGATACTAAGTTATAGCATGGCAGACGAAGCAGTACTTATTGTTGAATTAGAGCCACCTGTTAATTTTACATGCGCGAATGCTACAGGGATTGCTAAGGGAGCTATCCTAGAGATTTCTGATCCAGCTACAGTAGCGGTTACTAATGGAGATAATGATCCTATTATTGGCATAGCAGCAGAAGAGAAAATAGCAAACGATGGTAAGACTAAAATTGCAGTATATCTTAGAGGAATATTTAAAGGAACTGCAGGAGCCGCAGGAGTTACAGCAGGAACAGGAATTATAACAGATACAGGGACAGGCTCGGCTAACGAGTTAGTAGTGAATGATGCAGCAGCAGATAACGTTCTTGGAATAGCGTTAGAGACAGCAACAGATAGGCAGACTTTCTTATTTTACTTAAATCCTATGAATAGGGATATGGCTTAAAATGGCAGATACAAGTGCAGAGGCAGATATTAGGGGAATTGACATAGATAAACTAGCTAAAGGCTTTGCAGATGAAGAGTTAGTCTTAAAGAGATATGTTACAGTTAGTAATACCTCAGCTAGAGAGATTAGATGGTATCAGAAAACTGCAGGTTTCTTAGACAGTACAGATACTACAGGCATTACATCTAGCCAGATAGCTAACGTGGCTTTTAAAGCTAGGCCTTTTGTAGTAGAGCAAAGTTGGACTAGACAGACTTCTTATATTAGAAAATATTTTGTAGAGTCTCCATGGATTAGTGAAGAGGATATCAAAGATAATGATGTAGATATTTTGGCCACTAACGTAAGAGACTTAGTAAGAGCAGTAGCTAATCAAGTTGATACTAGGATATATCATGTTATTGTAGATCAAGTCACTAGCGTACCTTTTGATGGTAGTACAGTAACTTCAGCAGCAGCTACCGCTGACGGCTGGGACGATGCAGCAACAGGTGATCCTATCAAAGACTTAATGTTAGCTAAAGAGACTATAAGAAACCAAAGATATGACCCTGAAGGAGCGATACTATACATACACCCTACTGAACACTCACATTTATTAGAGTTTTTAATCTCTGTTAAGGGCTCTAGCATACCACAGTTTGCTAGCAGAAAAGTTGAGACTGGAGTAGTTATGGAAATTCTGGGATTAAGAGTTGTTGTTTCTGCGAACGCTACAACTGATTACGCTGTGGTATTCGTACCTAATAGAGCATGTACCTGGAAAAGCTTTAAACCTATAACAAGTGCAGTCATAACTGATGTAGGTATCGGTAGAAAGATTAGAGTATGGGAGGAAGGTGAAGCTATCCTGACAGATCCAAACGCTGTCGCTGGGATATCTGACACAGTAGTATAAAATGACATTGGAAACATGTAAGATAAGATACGAACTTGCAAAGGCAAGAAAAGACGAGCAAGAGATGAAATTCTGGAAAGAAAGGATAGAGCGTAAAGTTTCTCGACATGCTAAATATAAAGGCATTAACGTATCAGAATTCTTAGGAGAGAAACAAGAAGATGGTAAGAAACCAAAGAGATGAGCCAGATAACGCTATAACTTTTGCAGCCATTAATTATGTAGAAGATTTTGATTATGATTGTAATACCGCTACTACTGTAGGTGATGCACTAGCTACTTATTTAAAACATTTAGGAGATAGAGGCCAGCTTAACGCTAGCACAGCAGCATAATGGCAGCAGGAGATTTAACCGCGAGTACACCTACAATGTGTGTAGGAATAGCAGCTATTAAGACTCATATTGATACACTTAATCTAGGAGCGACAAGTGATTTTATAATGGTTGTACCATTACCTAATAGAGATAATTCTTTTGTAGTCTTTAAAGTTGAAAGAGCAGCAGCATAGTAAAGTATATAATCTTATAATTCTTAGATAGTTTATGGCAAATACAAGAGGCGAGAAAGAGCTTAAGACGGATTGGCCAGTAGAGGAGGGACTAACCGCTAGGACTCAAACACAGACAGGCAGGACTATGAACTTAATACCTGATAGTAGTGTGGTTGAAGAGAAAGAAACTATAGGATTTACTTGAAGATGGGAGGCAAAGGCTCAGGCAGATTAAGTAAGGAGGCTCAGTTAGTTAGAAACCTTAGAGGAGCAGCTCCCCCAGAAGATAGGAGAATGACAGGAGAGTTTATACTTCCTAACCTATCAGGAGATCATAGTAAAGGTAGTGTAAGATCTACTCCTGTTAATGATTGGGATATTGCTAATAAGAAATATGTAGATGACAATGCAAGTGGTGTAACATTTGGAAGTGATAATCAAATCCCTGTGA